GTAATAGGTTTTGATTTACTATCATTAAATAAACTAACAGCGTTGGTATCTTTAATTTGTTTTGGTGTCATCTTCTGTACATCTCCTTGAGAGGATTTGTCACCATTGTTAACATACATAATTACATCACCCAAATTCACATTCAAATTATTCTGAATGGCAAGTTCCATATGTGCCATACGACTCATACTATTACCCGATTTAGTTTTAGTTGTTAATCGTCTTTTGTAGTCATCAATACTCATCTTAACTTTTGCCCTTTGAGCAATTTTACTTAAAGCAATTTCCTTATCATAAATCTTTTGGACATATTCATAATAATATTCAACAAACTCTTTACCATTACCCTCAAGTAATAACTTAATACCTTTATCCAAAAACTCTTCAATATACAATGGAAGTTTCTTTGACTTAATACTATTACCCGTTAGTTTGATTTTTCCTTTAGAATCCATAACCGCATAATTCTTACGAGCCAAGTTAATACACGAAGGCCAAACACCATCCGTATCAAGAGCCATTTCACCCCTCATAAAGATATCATTATACTCCGCAACATCTGCCTCAGGTCCATAATATTCTTTACCCAACATCACTTTCCAATTTAAACCACGACCGACATAAACCCTATCTTTGGCGTCATCTGGTGTTGAAAAGTTTACACCATCGGTATCCATAACCAATGGGATATATCCTTTCGTTGTAAAGAACTTAATCATCTGACGGAGATATTGTCTACCCGTACAAGTAATCTGTTCTCCCATAAACATATCTCCCCAAGCATAAACCTGTGGTGCCGACAACGCCCCGAACATAGAGTTAATAAAAATCTTAATCGGTAATTGTTTATTACCATATGATTCAGATTTCTTTTTATCTATTTCATAATATTCTTCAGCAAGTTGTTTGTATTTGATACGGGTATCACGGAAATACTTTAACATACCTTTCATTGCACCCGTTACATCACAATCGGGAAACACATCGTGTACCAACTGAATAGAGGGGTATAGTGAACTAAAATCCAGTTTAAGTACATTCTTACTATAACCTACTTTTAGAAGTCGTGAGAGACCTCCTACGAAGTCGGTTTTAGCTTCCTTAGCTGGAATTGCCAAACCGTGTTTGTGTGACCAAGCCAACATTAACATCTTCCATAATGTTGCAGTACCCATCGTAGATACTCTCTCATATGTTGTTGGAATCATTGAGGCTAGTAAGAAAGACCCCTGATTGAATTCATAATCAACCTTTAATGTTTCATCCAAATCGTCATCAAGATACATTTCAACCAACTTATCACCACTTATCTTTTTATAGATACCGGGGAATTTAACATCCAAATCTTCATAGTCAGTTGCCTTTTTGTATTTTCCGTTTTCAACATTTAACCAATAATCTTCTTTATTTAAAAACATTTTACCAATGTTTTCGTGGTCAATATATACACGGTCAGGTGCTTCTGCTTTAATATATTTGGTGATGTATTTTAACCCTGCAGATTTAATACTTGAGTTAATCGCCTGTGCTCTACGAACCGCATGAATGATATCAATAACATTATAACCCCAAATTGACGTTTGAGTATATTTCTCCACCTCATTTGCAAGTTTTAACATTCCGTCTTTTCTTGTAAATGTATGTTGGGGGTGTAATGATTTACAAATCTTTTTTGGGTCAATCTTTAAAATTCTACATCTTTCAAATATCCAATGCCAATCAAAGTTTGCGGAATTGTATCCACCAATAATACTTGGTTTTAATTCATCTATAACACGGAAGAACTCAATGATTGCATTCTTTTCTTCAGATTCGTCAATACATTCAATTACTCGGTGATAACCCTTATTTGTTTTTATTCCAATCATAAAGATACGACCATCATTAGGGTCTAATGCTGTTGTTTCCAAATCCCATCCGAGTATTGTAACATCGTTATAAGATTCAAATCCTTTAAATAATCGTTTTTCTTTGGAAATTAAATATTGCTCTACGGGCGATAATATTATAACTCTGTCTTTGGTGTGTTCACCCCAAGGGTCACATCCACCATCTCTGAAAAATTGAACTAGTTCACGGTAACCTTTCAAAGATTTAACCATAAATGTCATACCCTTTTCTAATCGCTCATTACCGTGAGTTTCTAATTTCTCAATCATAATACCATATTTGGTCATGGCTTCTTTTTGAGCGTCTTTGGAGTCGTTGTAAAACTTAATACCCCGTAAATCACCTACCCAAGCAAATGGGGTAAATGTATCCTTTCGTATTTCTTTTCCTTTACCAGGAATTTCTTTAATTTTATAAATGGAGTTGGATGCGTAGTCAAATTCTATTGCTACAATAAATTCTTCAGGGTCATTGCCGTGTAAGAAAGATTCAATTTCTTCGTTTGATATCATAATATTTTTTCGTTGGTGTATTAGCTTTCACATAAAGTGAAGTTTACCTTCTTACGATAAATATAAAATAAAAAAACGAATAATCAAATTAACAACAAGCCGTTTCTGAAATAAAACTTGGTTGGATATTAATATATAATTCTTCTCTTAATGGTAAAATAAGAGTTCCCTCGTCATTTTTAATTAAGAATTGACCCGTGTATCTACCAGGTGTATTTGTATCTCTTGAAGTAAATTTAAAATAAATGTAATATTCTGTTGGTGCTCCTTCAGGTAATATAAGGGAAGTAATAGACGCAGGGGCAGAAACAATTTTAGGGATTCCCGTTTCCACGTTAATCATAGTAAAAAATATTGTAGAAACTTCTAAGTCCTCCATTAATTGGAGATATCCCGCTCTACCGTCTTTTACCACCTGCATTTTTAATACGGGTAGCGTTGCATTTTGTTTGATGAAAAATTCCATAACAATAAATATATTGTTATGACTCTTTTCTTAAACTTCTTTCGTAATGCTCAAATCTATCGTGTTCAGTTGGTGTCACTAATAATAATCCTGGGTGTAATTCATCTTTCTTTACCAACTGATACATATGACTCATCCACGTTTGCTCAAATGGATGTCCCCATGTTGTATCTAAGAACATTTTTTGATTGCCCGTTCTGGTCACAATTTGTGGCCAGTTACAATAATAAACATCACCTGTAACATATGGTACTCCTTGATGTGTTTTAATTGATTCATAAACCGCTCTTGGCGCGTTTGGGTCTAACCCTTGTTCGGGTAATCTATTCTTACCTGGCCAATACTGTTCTCTAATATGTTGAGGGACATTATACCACGCCCATTGTGTTCCATTGTCACCAAAAAACTCACTAAAGTTAAGTTTAAGAAAATCAAAATTTTCCTTTTTAACAATCTGTAATGTTTTTGAATATAAGTTTGGAACATATCTATTAAAACCATTTCTACACACCTCACCTTGTTTTGGATAAAAAAACATATCATCCTCAAAAAACCAATAAAAATCTAAATCAGTTTCACTTTGAAAGTGTTCGGCAATCCATTGGCGACCACCACAGATTCCTAAATTATCTTTTTTAATATGTTCAAAATCGTATTCTTTACAAAGTTCTGCATATTCATTAAAGGTGGAGTCATTTGATGAATTATCTAACAAAAACTTTTTTGTTTTATAAAGATAATCCTTATCGTATGCCAACATAGAGTCAATTAATGTTTTGAATTGTTTTGGACTATTAAATGTTATAACATAAAGACCAACCTTATTAATATCTAAATTATTAACAACAGATATTTTACCTTCAGATTTAACTTTTAATTCATCGTTCTTTAAGTCCTCAAAAAATTTACCTATTAATCCATTTGATTCTATTTCAAAATAATTTATTAAGTCAGAATGTTTATAAGACATAATTGAGAAAATACTTTCTTCAGTTCCCATATATCCTTCATCTAATGTTGATGATAATAATCCATAATAAATTGAGTTGATGTCGGTTATTGTATGTTTTGGACCACCAAAAAATCCACCTCTAGCAACTTTAGTTACTTTATCTCCAGCAATTGAATTTAACTTATTATACTCAAACCCATGAATTTCAGTTTCGGCTCCGTAAGGAAAACAAATAAATGAAAATTTTGAAATGTATTTAGGTAGTTTTTCTAAAACTTTATCGTGTGTAAAATATCCTGAATGAACAGTATTTGTTAATCCCGCATCAATCCAAAACATCATTTCAGAATTAAACGTATCCATAATCTTAGCATCATTTAGTAAAAATACTTTTGACATTACTAAAGGATTATACATATCTAACCTTGCTTGTGTTGATTCTGATAACCAACCAGCTCGGTTGTACCATTCAGGATTATTTCTTATTTCTTGTATTTTATCGTATGGTACCGTTTGTTTAAACCATTCCTGTTGTCTAACAATAAATTGTGTGTTTGATTTATCCCGTCTTTCAAAGACAAAAGACTCTAATTCGGAATCACCAAAAACAATCATTGGGTTGTCAACTTTTAAAAGTTGTTCAAATTTATCTAAATAATGCTGGAAGGTACGAGACCACCCATCATTAAGCTCGTCTCTCTTAATGTCCCAAAGACCTGTTACTAATGTAATATTACTCATAAATTCTATTAAATTCTTCTAATATTTTATAAAAACTTTTATTTGTTTCAAACATTTCATCTGATACTCCTGCTGGTGAATTACCTTTAAACCACCAAATATCAAAATGTTTACGTTCAAAAAGTTCTTTGTGATTGAAATACATTAACGTCATAATAACTTCCTCATGATAAGTTATTTTTTCTGTTGTTAGTAAATTTTCCAAATATTTTTCAAATATATTAACAACATTGTCCCACTTATCTCGGTGTCCACCAAAAAGGCCACCAACTATATGAATACTCCTATCATAATTTGTATACCATTTTGGGTCTACAGTGCCAGACCAATAATTCCTATCATTCTCTTTACCCAAAAGAATAAACTTATCTTTAGTATCTTCTATTAAATTTTTTAAAAATGTATTATTAAATAAATTACTTTCATAATAACACCTCATCGGACCAACCTCAGTCAAATATTTATCAGGTATTAATCCACAATGAGACAATCCTGCATCAATCCAATAATAATAATCGTAACTTTTATCTTCTTTCCACCACCAATGAAACTTACTATATTGTATTTCAACACATCTATCTGACCGTTTAACCTCTTCAACATTTTTGTGTTGTGATATAAGGTCTTTGAATTTTGTGTTACTTATTTCAAAAATTTCAAATTTTAATTTATCTGAGGAAATACCATTATCTTTATAAAAAAATTTGATTAAATCGTCAATTTCTCTATCCGAAGTATAACATAAAAAATCTGCGTCACTCATTTTAAGTAACGACAATAAACTATATTTGTAGTGTCCACCTCTACTTGGTCTTCCACCAAACTCAGTTCCATATAAATCACTATAAATTGATGTTATAAATTTAATTTTCATATATCTTCTGTAAATCTTTGTGAATAATTTATATTTCCCCAATCCGAAAAATGAGGTAAATGAAATGGGGCGAAATTATTTGTTGGTTTAATTTTATGAGGAATTTCTGAATAGTAAATTCTACCCATCATATCTCCGTCTTCAGCACCCCACCCAACATATTTTTCATCAAACCCTCCTAAAGAGATTAATAATTGTGTATCTGAGATATAAACACCACCTAATCCACCTGTGTGATGTCTTAATGGACCATTTTCTTTAGCACCTGAATAGGCATAAGACCAATCCGCCTTTTCAATAATAAAATTATCATCAACAATATAATCAGAAACATTGTCATTTAATTTTGCTAAATCAAAAGTACAAACATTTCCCTTTTCTAAAGTTTTAATTAATTCTAAAAGTTTTTCATAATCTTGTTCGTAAAAAAATGCATCGCAATCTATAATCATAAAAAAATCATAATCTTTTTTATCTTTTAAAATTATGTTAGTTTTTTCAGATTTTTTATAGACACCTAAAGGGTATGATATGTGAATTGAATCTGAGATTATTTGTTTTGGAGAAAAATCATACAAAGATGAATCGGATTTAACACCATTATCATTGAGATACGTTGACAATTTTTTTAATTCTCCCCAAGAAAATTTAACATTTCTTATTCTGGTTGAGTCGGGTTGACCGTCATCCCAAAATTTCATATTTAAGGAAATACTATTCATTTATTAATAATTTAATTCTTTCCCAAACATTATATTTTGGGTTTATAAAGAAATCTTGTTTTAATTTTTTAATCTTTTCAAGATATTGATTATATAATTCCGATTCGTTATCTATAACAGATTTAATTGTATTAACCATATCAACCATATTCATATTATTAATTGAAACATAACAACCATCAGGTATTAGTTCATTAATATTAGAACATCCCCAATAAATTGGAATAGTGTCTGTTAGAATAACATCCCAAAATTTCTCACTGATATAATTTTTTTGAATTGTGTTTTCACACGAAACTGAAAATTTATAATCATCAAGACCAACATGTTTATTCCACGTCTCACCTTTAATGTTTTTACCATTAGATATCCAATAAGTCCCATAAACATCAATTCTTTCATCGTTGGATAACTCAACACCTAAATTACTTCTTTCCTCGTAATTTATTTTATTGGTTTTTAAATTCTGTAGGTTATTATAATGACTATAACTATCCTTTCTAACTATGATTGAAATTGGTTTATCCTTTAAATAATCTTTATTTTTTAATTTTAAAGACCAATCCCATTCTTCTCTATGGTCATTTTCTCCTTTTCCAGCATAAAACATTGGTAATAATGTTTCAATATATTCTTCTCTGTCAGGATATTCTGATTTATCGGATATTAATATTTTTGAACAATAATCGTGGATTCCGTCTTTTGGTTGGTTCGGAGACCATAAAGGTTCTTGCGATATGTAAAAAGTATTTTCTTTTGGGGTTTCAATTTTATCCCAATTGGTTTTACCAAAAACTATAGTAAAATCTGGATTTTCTGTTACAAAAGAATAATTGGTTAAATCATCATTTGAAACAAATTGTCTTATCATTCTTGTGTTTATTGAATGTGAATCCGTCCACCAACATTCTAATTTTATTTTAATCATAACTTACTTTATTTTAATTATATAATTTCTAAAGATAAACTATTGTATCTTACAAATTTATCAGGACAATATTTAAAAATATGTTCATTTTTTAATTGTCTAACATCTAAAGCATAATGTCCATCGGCATTCCTATAACTAATATTATGTATGTATGTTTTTTTTAACATACAATACCTCATAATACAAGACCCGATATCAAAAAGACCTAAATCCAATCTATGTTCACCATCACCGTACAGTCTAATTTTTTCAGTTAAACCCGCCTTTTGTGAAAATAAAACTAAATCAACATCAGAATTTTTTTCTTCATTATATGTTGAGATTAAATCCCAAGTAACAACATTGTCATCATCTAAAAAATAACACCAATCATTATCATCTACAGGTATATCAGTAATAAAATAATTCCTTTGTTCGTGACCCCAAATGTGTGAAGTGTCTATCTTATAAAATTTAACCCTATCATCTTCTTTTAAAAAACTAAAATCATCTTCTCCAATGGTATTACTACCCTTAATTAAATGCCAATTAAAATCCTCAACTTGATGTTTAATTGTTGAGTATATTGTCGTTAAATTATTATACCGATAAAGTGGGGTAATAAAATGTATCATATTATAAATTTTCTTTATTATCCATAAAAAATTTTTCGTAAGGATACAATTGAACATCGTCTAATAATTGCTCACATTCTATTTCTTCAGGAAAATAATATATGTCCCCATTGCATTTATATTTTTGGTTAAAAATATAATCCCTATTAAAGAAAGAATATTTACCCATACCACTTTTTATGTGTTCGTGTCTTATATCTGAAATAATATTTTCAATCCCTCCGGCGTATAATCTAAAAACTCCTTTTCCTTTTTGTTTATTTAACCGATACATAATATCTCCATCTTCTTCTCCAAACCCAATTAATCGTTCATCAAAATATCCTAACTCATCAATAAATTTTTTGTTAACAACAAAAAATGAGAATGTATTGTTAATAGTACTTAATCCAAAATATTCGGGGGTTTTAATGTGTTGAGAAACAACTTCAAACATATCATCAGAAGTAACATTGATGTCATCATTTAATATCAATAAATCTTCTTTAGTTGAGTGTATTAATAACGTGTTCCACATTTTAGACAATCCTCTAGTTTCAACAAAAAATATTGGAAATACATTTTTGTGGTTAAGACATAATGACAATATTTTTTGTCTATATTCTTCAGAAAAGTTTGAATCTTTCTCTCCGTTAATACATATAAAAATGTTATTATCAACACCTAAAGTTCTAATGCTTTTTACTAGCGATTCCACAAAATCATATCGTAATGAAAAAGTTGTAATACCAATATCAAAATTATTCATATTATAAATTATTTTTAACTTTCAAAGATAATTTAATTTTAAATTCTTTATACCAATTAAAAACATTAGTTTTTAATTTTAAAAAATCTTCTTCGTTCATTTTATAATAATTCGTAATTTCATCCCAAGAATTAACTACAGGTAATGGAGAATCTCCCCAAACTTTAGTGAAATATTCCAAGTTATTATAATTCTTTAAGATAGGAATTGAGCCAGATTCTAAACATTCCATTAATCTAAATGAGTCAGGATGAACCCATCCCATAGGACACGGAACAAATTTTGTTTTGTTGTAAATTGAAATACACTCATCTTGAGTTAATGATGTTGAACAATTCCATGAATTTGTTTTATGTATAAAAACATTTTCCATGCGTTCCATTACAGATAATAATTCTTGTCTATCTGATTTTGGTTGTCCAATAAAAACAAATTCATATTCTTTTGTATCTAAAGAAGTTTCATTTTTGTTAATAAATCCTGTTTTTACACCTAAAGGAATGAAGGTAACATTTTGTGCGGTAATATTTGAGTCGTAATAATTTCTAAATACATGATTCGCCTTTGAGTAATAATCGCAATTGTGACTTAAGTTTTCATTAGAAAAATGTAATAAATAAAAAGTATATCCAAGTTCAACAAATTTATTTAAATAGTTATTAAAATCATCAGATATGTTATTTGAATTATTGGAATAAATAATTACAGAATTATCTAATACTGTTGATAGTTGACCATCGTCAAATATTTTGTTGTGTTCAATATTTTTAAATAAAACTTCTGTTGTGTATTCAAATTCAAAATTTGTTTGGTCTCCATTAAATGTTTGCCAAATTAAGTTCAGAGGTTTTGTTTGTTTTCTATGAATTAAAAGTTTATTGTTATTATGTAATTCAAAAGGAATATTTTTTTCTTTAAACCATTCTATTGTATTAGCACAATCATACGCATGTAAATCCTCAATAATGTATAACCCATTTTCTTTTAAATGAGGATATAACGCTTCAAAACTTTTAATGTGGTGAAAATGGGTATGAAGTCCATCATCAATAATAATATCGTAATCACCACCATATTTACTTACACATTGGTTTAAATCCTCAGTTACGCTTTGGTCACCAATGAATATTTGAACATTTTCTTTTTCATATTTTTTACAATCTTGATTTATGTCAAAGCCAATAAAATCTATATTTAAAAAAAACTCAGTCCACATTTGTATTGAAGCGCCAGGAAATCTTGGGTCAGCAACACCTATTTCTAACATCTTAATTTTTTTGTTTTTTAATGGATAAAATAATTCTTGATATGTTTCGGTATAAGAGTGATATTCAAAATGTTGGGTACCTTTATCAGTACCAAGTCTATTCGCTATTTCTGTTAATGTCATAAATTAATAAGTTTTTATTTTTTTTTAACTTACCGCGTTGTGTGTTAATTGACCTGTTATTCTATCACACCACCCTTTTGATTCTGAGTGAGGCCATACAACCCAATAAGATGGCATCTCATCAGTTTGGAACTCTCTCCATACTTTACAGTATTTGTCAGGGTCTCTCATGAAACCTGCAATTTCATTTTTGTCGGCATCTTTTCTAAATAAGGTTTCATCTTTATCGTTATGGAATGCAACAACCCAAAAATCATAATCAGTTTCGGTTACTTGAGAATATCCAATATCAATACAATGTTTGAACATCATACAGAAACTATCTTTCCATTCTTGTTCCGTTTCAAAATTATAAGGATTTGGTGGATAATTTTTATCTAATGTGTATTTGTCAATTGCTCTTTTTTCAAATAAGATTCCCGAATATTTTTCATATTCAGTTAAAGTTCTAACGGTTCCAAAACCATAAGGACCATCATGTCCTTCTTGAGTTTCACCATCCATACCAAATAATTTTCTATTTGTTAAATGTGAGTGACTATTCTTTTGTCCCCAAGTTTTATCAATATCCCATTGTTTCGTTCTACCTTTACGGGTGTATTCGTGATAAACAACAGGAATATGTGGGTGGAACAAATCGTAACCCCAAGTGTAAGCTCTTGCCGCAATAGAGATTTCTTCTCCGTGAAAATAATATTCTGGGTTGTGTTGAACTTCGGTTGAGAACTGTCCTAATGTAAAACAGAAGTGAGCAGAATAGAATCTTGAAGTTACAGGTTTTTTCATTTCTCTCCAACCTGGAATTGTTTCAGGTAAAAAGAATACAGCTCCTTCGGGAATGAATCTATCAAATGCCATTCTCCAAGCTTCTTGTGAACGACCTGCTGGGTCATTGTCAGGGTCAAAAGATGGTACATAACCCGTAAGTAGAGGCTTCTTGTACCCATCTTTTTGTAGACCCTTAATCATCTTGATTAAGATATCATCCCAATCTTTGACAAATCTCATATGTGAATCTATCTGTAATGTATAGGTTTCACCTTTATAAAGTTGTTGGGTTAAGTTTCTCGCCCAACAAACACCCTTTGAGTCGGTATGAGGAATATCTAATATTCTAAATCTTTTATCGTTTCTCCATTCATCAATATTGTCAAAACCATCTTCAGGATTAAATTGTCTTGCTATTGCAAATACAAGATTTTTTGGGTGTTTAGCGTTTGCCAACATATCTTTAATTGTTGGAACTAATTGTGGGTCGCAAAATGATGCAATTTGTGTAAAAATTTTCATACGTAATATCTATATTATATACAATAATAAACTCTAAAATAAAAAAATATAGTGATTTCTTATATAGTTTTATTACTTTTTCTTAAGTTGTCTTCCGCCCATAATGGTTGAAGATTTTTATAAAAACATAACTTATATAATTCTTCTTCAGTTTTTGATAAAGATAATGGAATTATATGGTCTATATGCCAGTCTCCGTGATTGTCCCAAGACATACCATTAACAAATTGGGATTCTAAATATTCTTTGAGAAATTGAGGGGTACAACCAACGTAGTTAAAAGTTTTATTTTTTTTTGTTATATTTTGAATTTTTATAAATTCAACTAATCTTGACCTCATAATACACGATAATTTATAAATAATATCTGTTTTTTTTCTATTCTGAGAATATTGGTTATTTCTAAACTTTTCCTTATCCGCATTATTAATATAATATTTTTGTTTAGATTCTTTTCTTTTATTTGGATTATTTTTTAACCAAAGTGCCTTACGATTATTTTCTTTATTTACGTTTAGTATTGCATATTCTTTCTTACATTCTTTACATTTGTATTGATATCCATTTTTATCATTTCCCTTATGAAATTCACAAATCTCCTTTTCAATTCTACACTTACTACAAATCTTTTTTTCCATAATATTCTTTTAGTTTTCTGTCAAAAAATCTTGACGGAATAATTTTATCTTTTTTTAATTGTTTATATAAATCTCTATCAACACTAATCCCAATTTTAATTTTTTTCTCTTCTTCTATTTTTTTTAATCTTCCCATATGATATAAATATCCACAAATATATTAAAAGTCATACTTATTTTTTATTTTAGAATAAAAAAAACCCTCCACAAAGGTGAAGGGTTAATCTTTTATTTAAAAAAGTATTTTATAATAGTTGTTAACTTACTGGAGGAAACACTCCATCATCAACAAATACAATACTATGAACATAGAATGGTGATATTGAATAGGTATTATCTATCAACCAAATATTTTTTGTTTGATTCGGTGATAACTCAACTTGGTATTCCCACATTGAATCGTCGCATCTTCTGTAATTGAAGGTGGTGATTGTATCACCAGTGTTTGTTAAAGTGTATTTACTACAAGCCATGATTTTTTTTATTTATAAATATTATGTTTTTTATTTTTAACAAGTTCCAGTGCTAGTTATTACCCCTGAACCATCTATTTTAACCCAATTTACCCCATTTGAATAATAAAAACCATTTGTTAGTGGTGTGGTTAAACTTACATCTGAATATAAAATATCTGAAGTTACTAAACTACCAAATACCTTTGTACCATAAACGTTTGGTACCCCACTAGCTGGATAAACAAAACATGCGGTGGCACTGGCACTTGGGTTTGCACCTAATGATGAATATGTAAACGATACAACTGTACTTGGTGTAATTGTTGGTGTTGGAGTATTAGTTGGAGTAGTTGTAGTTGTTGGTGTAGGTGTTTGAGTGTTAGTTGGTGTAATTGTTGGTGTTGGTGTATTAGTTGGAGTAGTTGTAGTTGTTGGTGTATTAGTTGGTGTAGTTGTAGTTGTTGGCGTATTAGTTGGTGTTATACTTGGTGTTACGCTTGGCGTAGTCGTGCTAGTTGGTGTTGTTGTAGTTGTCGGTGTGTTAGTTGGTGTTACACTTGGAGTTACTGGCACCCCACTTGATGTTGGTGTTGGTGTCGTCGTGTTAGTTGGTGTTACCGTATTGGTTGGTGTTACACTTGGAGTAACCGTACTTGTTGGTGTATTAGTTGCTGTAACCGAAGGAGTTGGTGTGTTTGTAGGTGTTTGAGTTGGAGTTCTAGTTGGTGTTGGTGTTGGTGGTATTGGAGGAAAAACTCCGTCATTAACCAATATAATATTATGAACATAGAATGGAGATAATGAATATGTTCCATCTATTAACCAAATATTCTTAATTTGATTTGGTAATAATTCAACTTGGTATTGCCACATTGAATCATCACATCTTCTATAATTGAAGGTTGTTATTGTTGTACCTGTATTCGTTAAGGTATATTTGCTACATGCCATAATAATTCTATTTAACTATAAATATAACTTAAAAGAAAAAACTTAACACAATCCAACATTAAGTACTAACGTCCCACCTATTTGAATAAATCTATTACCATTTGAAATTGTAAAATTGGCGTTTACAGGTGGTATTGTTAATGATGAGTTACCAAATACATTATCACCAGGAACTAAAAGATTAAATGGTTTTGTTGTATAGATTGTTACATTTGATGGATTTGAAAACATACCTGACGCCTCACAAGCGTTTTGATAATACCCACCTGTCCATAAGTTATACGTATAAATAACGGTTGGTGTTGTACTTGGAGTTGGTGTAGGTGTTGGTGTGACAGGTGTTGGTGTGGGTGTTGGAGTTACAGGAGTTTGTGTTGGAGTCGGAGTTAACGTTGGTGTTGGTGTTGCAGATGGACATAATCCCATATTGGCAACATCAAGAGGCGCTCCATAGTATTCAACAAATACATTATCAGCACAAACATATTGTGTTTGAAGTGTGGGAATGGTTGATATTGTAATATTACCCGTACATCCCGTCCAACTATAATACCCTTCTTGGACATTATTGTAATTTATAATTCTATAATAGTCACAACTCATTATTATAAATTAATTTATAATAAAAGACCCGTAAGATAATCTGTTGTCATATCTGTCCAAGTACCAGCGGATGCTGAGATATTATATGTGTAAGATGAAAATCCATCAACTTGAACGTATGATTCATATCCATCATCAGTATTAATAAACAAACCATTACAGAAAAATACAGGATTTTCAGATGGTGCCCCTAAAGCACTTGCAGTTCCACCAGTGACGGCTGCTGGTAAATTTTGAAGTAAGAATTCTTTTGCACTATCTCTAATTGTTTCAGTAGCGTATTTCATTGCGTTACCGTATGTCATTCCTGATAATACAGCTCTTTCTGGCCATAAGATAGTTTGAAGATAATAGAATTCATAATCTCCTCCACCTGTCCAACCTGAATATTGTGGTTCTGTTGCTCCAGATGTGGTAACAACGGATATTGCTCCTGCAACAGCTCCACATGTACTTGAAGGTGTGGTACCACTTACATTACCTCTACGGAAAATTTGACCAACGGACCCACCAGATGTTATTCCAATGTGTGGTGTACTTGTAATAAACAAGGTGCCTCCTGATGCTGTGGTACCTGTTGTAATATGACTTGCCCAAGCACCTAACCCAACTTGACCAACAAATGGATAACCAGCTAAACCTCCTGACATAAACGGTCCAAGAAGTGTGTTTGTTGATGTTGGGAACTGACCAATATTATTTATCCCTTGAAACACAGGAGCGTCAACATCATCAGAACAAATTCCTTCTGCAAAAACAATATCTTCAGGAGCAAATCCTAAATTTTGTATATATCCTGTAGTATATGAACCCCAAAAACTAGACAATACAGACCCACTAAAAACAGCATTTACTGTTGTTGTATATGCCGATTGTGCTGGAGGTGGTTCAGGTACAAATAATGTATAAGGTGTTTGATATTCGGTAATATTCAATGTATAAGTTCCATATGGAAAATTTGAATAATAATTAAATGGTATTGTTTTCACACCCAAATTAACAATGGTTCCACCTGTTGTTGCTGAAAAAGTAGTTGGGCTTGATGTTTTACCTATTAAATTGCTACTTGTTATTCTAATTCCTTCTATTGCTGACATAATTTTTTTTATTAATAAATATTACGATAGATTAAATTATCAACAGGTATATCCAAAGAATTTAAATTGTTAGAAGGAATGTTACCATAGATTAAATCATCAACGGGAATGTCTGCGGCATTTATATTGTTCGCAGGAATATTACCATAAATTAAATCATCAACGGGAATGTCTGTGGCATTTATATTGTTCTCAGGAATATTACCATAGATTAAATCATCAACAGGTATATCTAAAGAATTCAAATTATTTGAGGGAATATTACCATAGATTAAATCATCAACAGGGATTGGTAAATAAGTTAAATCATTTGGTGTTATGAAACAATCAGGACAATCAGGATTTAATAAATTATACTTGTTTTTTAATATTCTAAAGTTGTGTTTAATTTGAGAAGCGTTTAATGGTTCTGTATACATTCTAAATGCACTCACATCACCAATCATACTACCACCAAAAATCTCTTCTAACTCAATATGTGTTGTAAGTCCCGAATAAATTGTATGGTCTAAATCATTTGTTGTTAAACATTCAGGGTCTTGTTGATAAGTAAGGTCATTTAATGTTTCAGGACATCCACCAGAAAAAGTTAAATTATCGTGAAGTCCTTGAGTACCTCCACCCAAAGAAATATTATAACCAACACCAATTTGTTTTTCTTTTTCAACATTTAATAATCTTGGAATAATTTCTTCAAAGTTTTCGGTAACCATAAAAAGTTTACCATTAACATAAAACTTAAGGGTTCCCATTCTAAAGTTTTTTTCTTCAGTCCACATATCTGTGAATGTTACAACTTCAGTTGTTGCTGGGTCATAAGGTTGTTCTCTTGTTGTTGGTGGCTCAATTAAACTAACACTTCTATTTTCTATTGTTGCAAAATATTCCGTCTTGGCTAACAATCCAATTCCACCTTTATCATATAAATCGCAGACATCCATCCACGTATATCGTTGGAATACTGCATCAATTTGAACCCAATGTTCATAATTAATATATGGTGTTAATTTACATTCATCAAATATACCTCTTGTTGAACACCATTCAGTTATAGATGTTCCCGTAACATATGTTAATCCTGTTAGACAAACTCCACTATGTTCACACCCTCCTGTTATTCTATATGTTTTAACACATAATCTTGGATTTCCCGTATCACCACTTAATCGTAACGATATTCCATTTGAAACACCATCATATAATGGGTCTTTTTCAGGGTATTTGGCGGTTGAATCACAACCACAAGGACAACCACAATTACAATGTGTTATTGTTCCTCCTGATGGTTGATAAACTTCAAGACACATTGACGATGTGTTCGCACTACTAGCACACCCACAAGTATGCATACAAGTTAAACCTGACGTAACTCTTGTATATCCTGAATCTTGTTTTGGAGAACCATCGGCATAATGATAAAATTTATTCTCGGCTCTCGCTCCCATATAAAAGAATGTTCCCTTATTGTCTGGGTATCTATAATTAAGACCAACACTTGTGTCACCACTCCATCTGTATCTTAACATAAATTCAGATGTCCACCCCAAATCAACTCTTTGTGGAAATACCTGATAATCATATCCTGCGATTTTATAAAATCCTTGAAAAAATCCTCCGTCTAATTTCGCAACATATCCAATGTCTCCACCAACATTCTCATACGATAAATTATATGTATATGAGTCATCATTCCATAATCTATTTTCAGTTGTGGTAAAACCTGTGATAGGGTGCATTTTCATTCTCCTATCGTATTTGTATCTACTAAACTTATCTGTTGTACCTGAATATAATCCTGTTGTTATTTCTATGGTTTCACCAGACATATTCTGAACTAAACCATTATCAATTCCTGTCAACCCAACATCACATAATTCTGTTGTGACTACACAAAAGTTGGGGTCAATATTTTTTGGGTTCCAATAATTTTCAGAAACAATTGTATCGGCACTAAACACACAGGGGGAAATTTGACATAATGTTGTCCCACTACTATTTAAGTTAAACTTAAATGGCATTCTATTTCCATCATTTTCAGCAATTAATAATGGAGAAAAAACAACTTCTTGGTCATAATCTTTCTCGTCTGATGCTAAGCAAATGTCAGTTATTTCATTAACTGGTTTTAGCCCAAATCTACGAAAATTGTATTGATTAATATTTTGATATGCCATAACTAATGATAAATACCTTAGTTGCTAGTATTTATAGATAAAAAAAAACAGATGATTACAGAAGATAAAGAATTTTATTCATCACCGTATTATTTTTTATTGAGAGATAAAGGAGATAAATACTCTTTATATTTCTCTGTAGAAGGGAATTTGACGGAAGCACGTAAGAAAGACGAGGTTATTCACTTTGCAAAAAATAAAGGTGTTAAGGTTAAAAATCACCTTAAAAAAATTGCCAAAGAGAAAAAAATAAAAACAACTAAAGGTCTTAAAACGGATTTAGAAGAATTGGTAAATGCCGATGGTTCTTTTTCAAATTCAAATATACCAATTCTTGACCCAAAACTTCACCCAAGAAAAACTATGGACCAAACAGTTGCGGCGGCAAGAATTACAAATGACCCTATTTCTCGTGGATATAGAAGTTATTATGGTGAATCTGTTGAAGAAATTGAAGAAATTGATATGTCAGGAGCTTTCGGTTATGAAGAAACTGAAGATATGGATGGTGCTGAAACTTACAAATATCTTGTTAAGAAAATGGATATGGACCCAGAGGAAGCAAAAGACAGAACAAAACAAAAAGGACAAGACCCAACAGGTAAAAAAGATAAAAAATCAAAATATTATAAAGACCCAAATTTTATAACAAGAGCAACTCTATCTGAAATTCAAAAACAAAAGATGATTAAAGTTGTGGAAGATATTTTAATGGGAAAGAAAAATTCAGATAATTCTGATGTTTCAAAAAAAGATGTTGAGGTTTCAAGAATGTTAAAGAAAAATCTTTCATCATTAAAAAGACAAGCAGAAAAAGAAGGAATTTCAATTTCTAATTTAATAAAAGTATTAAGAAGTGAATAAAGATTTATACGATAAAGAAATAGAGTTTCCATCAGACAAACAGGAACATATGAGAGTATGTTTCAAACAAGCTGTTGGTGCTGACGAAAATGTGGAGGGGTTCATTAGAAATAAAGAACTTCAAGGACAGAAATTTATATCGTACAAACAACTTAAAAGGATTAAAAACTTTTTTGATAATTTCAAAGGAAACCATAACGAATTACCATTCATATTAAATGGTGGTGTTGAAATTAAAAATTGGGTTAATGATGAGTTAAGAAAAATGAGAGAATTCATCAAAATGAATAAAACAAATAAAATGAACACTGGAATGCAAAACCAATTCATTGATACTCATCAGAAAAAAGATTTTACAAATGTAAGAGCGTCCCAAGAACATTCTAAAACTGTTGATAAATATAATCAATCAGTAACAGAAAGTTTAAGACGAATAAACGAATTAATATCAAAAATATAATAACATGGCACAACAAACAACTGTAGATTTAAATCAAACAGAACAAAACGCACTAACAGCAATTGCTGTTGCAGAAAGAGCAAAACTTATTCCTAAGAATGATTACGATTCTATTGGAAATGAATATTCGGCGGTGAATAAAGACGCACTTGCAGACGGTGACTCTATGGGTAGAGGAACTGGCGGATTTTTAGATGTATACAACACAGGAGCTGGAACAATAGACGATATTGTAGAAAGAAAAAGTGAAGTAAAAATCAATCAATACAACGCATCAAAAGTGTATCCTAATTTCTAATGAAACTACAAGAAGCATTAAAAGGTTTAATTTGTGAAATTGCTTCTATTGATAGTGTCGTTGATGCTATTAAACAGAAACAAAGAGTTATCATCTATTATGATGGCGATGAGCCAGGTGGTAGGGGTATCAGAGAAATTGAACCCGTGTGCTTAGGTGTCAGTAAGGCAGGAAATAAAGTTTTAAGGGCTTGGGATAATGAAGGGGCGTCTCACACAGGATACAAAGGAGAACAACCCTTACCTGGATGGAGACTTTTTAGATTAGATAAAATCCTAACTTTAAAACCATCTGGAGAAAATTTCACAGAAATGAGACCAAATTTTAATCCAAATGGTGACAAAAGCATGACTAGCGTTATTATTATAAGTAAATTCTAAAAATATGGACAGATTAACAGAAAAATTAAAGCTTTCAAAAGCTATCATGGATAAGGCGGAAGGAATAAAAAGTAGCAATTCTATGAATGGCGGATTACCACCAACATCACTTCAACAATTTGATGTTCCAAACGCAAAATACAATATTCCTGCAGAATATATGCAAGAAGAAAGACAACAACCACAAAATTATTTATCACAATTACCAACCGTAAATACAAAGCCAGTTGGTGTTCCAACTGTGGATGCAATTAAAAATTCAAAACTACCTGACGAAATTAAACGATTGATGATGGAACATCCTATTTCACAACCAGACCAACCAACATCAACATTATCAGATGATTTAATTAAAAAGGCAACTAGATTGATGGGTAATACTGAAGGTAGTTATGTGCCAGAATCCGCAAAACCAAGACAAGTTGAAAGTCAATCACAACAAAATTTTGGTAGTATTGATTATAATATCATTCAAAAAATGATTACCGAAGCAGTTAATGATTCATTAAGAGAAAATGGATTACTTGTTGAGTCATCTGAGAAGGCAAATGAAATTTTTACCTTTAAAGTTGGTAAACATATTTTTGAAGGTAAAGTAACAAAAATTAAAAAATTGTCTTAACGGCTTTCTTTATTTGACTTAAATTGTTATATTTTTAGAAATATACAAATAATTTATGTCAAAAATCAAAATACTAGTCGTTCCGTCTGATAGAACAGGTGTCGGTAAATTCAGGTCAGTAGACCCTCACGTTTTTTTACAAAACTTATACGGTGATGATTTTCATGTTGATATCGTATACGACCCATCATATGATGATATGACGTTTTGGTCTCAATATCAAATAGTATCATATCATAGGAGCATCGGTCAAGATTTTGACAAAGCAAACGCTCTAATCCAAAAATTAAATTCTTTAGGTATTATTACCGTTTGTGATATTGATGATTATTGGATGCCAGGAAAAGAACACCCAATTCACGACATCATTAAACACAATAAAATTAATGAAAGAATTGTTGCAAATCTTAAAGTCTCAAAATATGTTACTACAACAACTACTTTGTTTGCAGACGAAATTAGTAAGTTAAATAAAAATGTTGTGGTTTTTCCAAACGCAATTAACCCAAATGAACCACAATTTAAAGAACCAACCTTAGAGTCGGATAGAGTACGAATTGGTTGGTTAGGAGGTTCTTCTCATTTACACGATTTACAGTTATTAGATTTGGGTAGACTAACACCTCTTAAAGATAAATTACAATTTGTTTTATGTGGTTTTGATATAAGAGGAAGTGTTACTGAAATCAATCCACAAACAAATGAGCACAAAAAAAGAGATATATTACCACACGAAACCGTTTGGGCTGAGTATGAAAAAATATTTACACAAAACTTCTCAATTTTATCGGATGATTATAAAAAACATTTATTAAAATATAATCAAGAATCATACTCAAATGAATCTAATGAACCATATGTTAGGGTATGGACAAAACCTGTAACATCTTATGCTAAGAATTATTCAAAATTTGATGTATCTTTGGCACCAATTAAAAATCATATGTTTAATAGAATGAAATCTCAATTAAAAGTAATTGAATCTGGATTTTACAAAAAAGCGATTATTGCGTCAGATTTAGGACCTTACACGATTGACCTAAAACATTGTTTAGACCACGGTAATTATGTTGATGGAAATGCGATGTTAGTTGGAGAAAATAGAAACCATTCTGATTGGTCAAAATATATTGAAAAATTAGTTAAAAATCCTAATATGGCAAAAGATATGGGAGAAAGATTATATGAAACAGTTAAAGATAAATACGATTTAAATAAAGTAACAAACGATAGAGCACAATTTTATAAATCAATAGTACAATGATAAACATACCAATAACAAAAATATTATTCTTAGACATTGAAACCGTAGGTGTTCAACCTGATTGGGATTCTTTGGTTAAATCTAACGAAGCACTCTCATTTCAATTTGAACACTATTTTGATTGGTTTCAAAAAAGGTTCCCTGAAGATGCCGACAAAGGTGTTGGTCAAATGTTTGTTAATAGGTCAGCATTAGTTCCTGAATTTGCAAGGATTGCCTGTGTTAGTGTTGCATTCGTAACAGACAAAGGTGAAACAAAAATGCAATCATTTAGTGACCCTGATGAAAAGAAAATGTTAATTGAAGTTCAAAAACTTTTACATAGAGTTGGTGAACTTGGTTTCTTTTTATGTGGTCATAATGTTAAAGGATTTGATATTCCTATGTTAGCAAAACGAATGATTATGAATGGAATATTACCACCAAAAATATTACCAGGTCACGATACTAAACCTTGGGAAGTAAAGGCGTTAGATACAAAAGAAGTATGGCAATATGGTGGTTATGGGTCAATCGCTTCTCTTGAACTTATGTGTGTTTGTTTAGGTGTTGAATCTTCTAAAACAATGGAAATCACAGGCAATAAAGTTCACGATGCTTTTTGGAATAAAAAAGATATTGCAGGTATTGTAAAATATTGTGAAAAAGATGTGTCGGTATTAATTGATGTAATAAACAAACTAATAGAATTAAAATAATGGATTTTAACCAAAAAACTAATAAAGAAATTCAAGATTTATTTGAAAAAATAAAAAAGGATTCTGGCGTAACACCAGACATTAATTATCAAGAAGACCTCATGGATATGTTTGGGTTAAATCTTGATGAAATGGAAGAGGAGATGTATGCTGCCGCAAAAACAAAAACAGTTAATATAGAAATTGTTCACGGAGATGCTGTTTTTCCAAGATACGCCTACCCATCAGATTCGGGATTTGATTTACATTCAACCGAAGATTTAGAGATTAAACCATTTGGAAGAATTTTAGTTCCAACAGGTCTTAAAGTTTCTTTTGAAGAAGGATATGAAATACAAGTTAGACCCAAAAGTGGTTTGGCAATTAAACAAGGATTAACTGTTCTTAACACACCAGGAACTGTTGACCAAGGATACACGGGGGAAATACAAGTTATTGTTTTTAACACCAACAACCATTCTGTAATGATTCCAAAAGGAATGAAAATAGCACAAGCGGTTTTATGTCCTGTGGTTAATGGGAAATATGTTAATCTTCAATTGATTAATCAAGTGGAAGAAAAAGATAGGGGAAATAACGGATTTGGCTCAACTGGAATAGGAATTTAAATGATAACAATAGGATATTCAACAAGAGAACATAACCCAAAATATATTGAGTACTTAAAGAAAAGTTCAGGATATAAAAAAATTGAGGTTATTGAAAAAATTAATAATGGGGAGAAATCCCTTTCTCAAGTTTATAACGAAATACTTGAAGAATCAAAAACCGACATAGTAGTTTTATGTCACGATGACATTTATTTTGATACGACCGCATGGTTTCATAAAATTGAAAAGCATTTTGAAAAAAGTGATTATGGTATTTTAGGTGTTGCTGGTACCACACATATGTCGGAAACAGGAAGATGGTGGGAAACTAATCGTAGAAAAAACATGATTGGCATTGTTAATCATGAAAGTGGTGGAAAAAAATGGACATCAAAATACTCAGAAGAATTTGGTAATAACATTAGAGAAACCGTAATTGTTGATGGTGTTTTTATTGCCGTTAATAAACAAAGAATTAAAACTAATTTTATAGAAGAATTTAACGGATTCCATTTTTATGATATATCATTTTGTTTTGAAAATCATTTAAAAGGTGTTAAAGTCGGTGTTATAACCAATATTAGAATAACTCATAAATCAATAGGACAAACCAATGAAAAATGGGAAGAAAATAGGGAATTATTTGTTAAAAAATATGGTGAAAATTTACCAGCAAAATGTCAATTTGACCCAAATAGAAGAATTAAAGTTTTACTATCTTGTTTATTTTTTAGAGGGTTTACAGGTTCAGAATTATATGTTTATGAACTCGCCAAAAGTTTAATGAAACTTAATTGTAGTGTAACTGTACTCTCACAAATCGGTGGGCCATTAACAGATATGGCAAAAAAGATAGGGATTAAATGTTTATCTTTTGAGGAAGCACCAGGGTTTAAACTTGGCGATGGGGTATGGGAATATCAAACACCAAATGGTGTACAAATATCAACTCTTAATGCGTTATATAAAACTTCCGAAGTTGATTATGATATTGTTCATATCCAACACAAACCTGTTGCAGAAAGAATTATTAATATGTACCCTGAATTAGATAAGGTTTGTACAATTCATTCTGAAGTAATGTCAAAAGAACTTGAAAATCCAATAATTAATGAAACCATTAAAAAATTCATCGCAATTAGACCTGAAATCAAATCACATTTAATTAATACTTTTAACGTACCTGAAGAATTAATTGAGGTTATTTATAACCCAATTGATAATGAAAAGTTCCAACCAAAAAATCTTCCATCTGAAAATTATATATTATTTGTTGGAACAATTGATTACTTAAGAAAAGAATCAATATTAGATTTAATTGAATATACCAGAGAAATTGGTAAAGAATTGTGGTTAGTTGGGGAAAACAATGGAAATTATTTAGAAAATATTTTATTGGAACCTCATGTAAAACATTTCCCATCTACTTGGAATATTGAAAATTACATTTTAAAATCATCTGAAACCGCAGGAATTCAATTAGGTAGAACTACTATTGAAGGTTGGATGTGTGGTAAACCTAGTTGGATTTATAAAGTAGATTCTGATGGATTTATCTTATCTAAAGAAAAATTTGACCCACCATCTGATATTGAAAAATATTACACATTAAATGTTGCACAAAAAATAAAAGACGAATATATAAAGATACTATAATGAATAGAATTATTGATTACGAAAATTTATCAGAAAAAATTGAAAAGTGGATAAAAGAATACGTTGAGGTGAACGGAATTGAAACTCTTGTTGTTGGTGTTTCAGGAGGAATTGATTCGGCGGTAGTTTCTACCTTATGTGCAAGAACAGGAATTTCAACTATTGCTGTTGGTATGCCACTAAATTCAAAACCTGAAAACACAAGATTATCTGAAGCACAATTAGATTTTCTATCAAAATTAAATGTTAACACAATTGAGGTTGAATTAAGTGAGACATTCAAAAAATTTGAAGTTAGTATACCTAACCATCTCAAATCTGATTTGTCAAACGCAAATAGTAAATCAAGATTAAGAATGATAACACTGTATCATATTGCCACAACCGTTAAAGGTATTGTTGTTGGAACAGGAAATAAAGTTGAAGATTTTGGTGTTGGGTTTTTTACTAAGTATGGTGATGGTGGAGTTGATATTTCTCCAATTGCTGACCTATATAAAACAGAGGTTAGAGAACTTAGTCGTTATTTAGGTATTCCTGAAGAAATAATTAACGCAATCCCAACAGATGGTTTATGGGAAGATGACAGGAATGATGAACAACAAATTGGAGCAACCTATGAAGAATTAGAATGGGTGATGGAATATGGTTTAGATAAATGTTCAACCACAGAAAAAGAATATAATATCACTAAGATATTTGAAACTTTTAATAAAAAAAATAATCACAAAATGGTACCAGTACCAATTTTTGATTTAAAACAAAATGAGATTATATGAAAATAGGAATTATTGGTGCAGGAAGATTAGGATTAACTTTCGCCCTATTATGTGAAAAAAATGGATATGATGTAATCGTATCCGATGTTAGAGAAGATTATGTATTTAACTTAAACCAAAAAATTTGTTTAACAAATGAACCCCTGATTCAATCAATGTTACTTGAAGTTAAGAACTTCAGTGCAACAACTAATAATATTGATGTCATACAAAATTCTGATATGATTTTTACATTTGTTGCAACACCATCAACATTAAATGGAAATTACGATACCACAAAAGTATTTGAAGTTGTTGGTGATTTTTACACAGCATCTTCATCAGGTGTTCCAATTCACAACAAAAAATTTATTGTTGGATGTACCACAAATCCTGGAGACGTTGAGCAAATACAAAACAGATTAAATATGTTTAATGTTCAAGTGGCATATAACCCTGAATTTATTGCACAAGGAGAGATTGTTAAAGGACTTGAACAATCGGATATTGTTTTAATTGGTACGGAATATACTGAATTATCAAATGAATTAATTGAATTATATAATAGAATTCAAACAACAAATGTTAATGCATATGTAATGTCTACAAAGGCCGCTGAAATAACTAAAATAGGTATAAATTGTTTTTTAACCACAAAAATAAGTTATGCGAATATGATGGGTGATATTATGATTAAGGCGGGAATTCAAGATGAAATTGATATGGTTTTAAATGCAATTGGGGGTGATTCAAGAGTTGGTAAAAAATATTTAAAATACGGTTTTGGGTTTGGTGGACCGTGTCTACCAAGAGATAATAGAGCTTTAGGTCACTATTCAAAAAATCTTGGTATGGAATTAAACTTACCACTAACCGTGGATGAGTTTAATAAGGAACACGCCAGTTTTATTAAAGATTATTATATACAAAAAAACCCTGACAAGGGTGTACCATTTGTTATGAATTATATTACATATAAAAAAGGAACAGATATATTAGAAGAATCACAACAATACCAATTATGTATTGATTTATTAACTGAAGGGTATTACGTTAATGTAATTGAAATTGATTCTGTTGCAAAAAAATTAACTCCAATAAGCGAATCTTATAATAACAGACTTAAATTTTTTAAACCAGGAACAAATCCCGAAGGATATAAAATTAACTTATAATTAAAATATGAAACTACTAATTAAATTCCCAACAAAAGGTCGTAAACAAAAATTTTTTGAAGTTTTTAACCATTATCAAAATTTATGTGAAGACTTAGATAATACTTATTTTTTAGTCACATTAGATAATGATGATGAAAATATGAAACTCTCTGAAGTTGAGGAAATGTTTAATACCTTTAAAAATGTTAAAGTAATTTATGGTGATAGTACTTCTAAAATACATGCCATTAATAGGGATATTGAAATGATTAACGATTGGGATATTGTTCTATTAGCGTCTGACGATATGACACCAAAAGTTAAAGGATATGACAATATCATTCGTAATAAAATGAAAGAACTTTATCCTGACACCGATGGTATTTTATGGTTTAATGATGGTCATATGGGAAATAAATTAAATACCTTATGTATTCTTGGAAAAAAATATTACGATAGATTTGGTTATATTTATCATCCCGAATATAAATCAGTTTGGTCTGATAATGAATTTATGATGGTAGGTGATTTACTTGGAAAACAAACCTATTTTGACGAAGTTATTATTGAACATGAACATCCTGATTGGGGATATGGTGGTAGAGATGATATTCATCAAATCAACTCAAAGAATGAAAATCACGATAGATTACTTTTTGCAAAAAGAAAAGAAAATAATTTTTATCTATGAAAAAAATAATAAGTTTTTCTCTTTGGGGTAATAACCCAAAATACACTATTGGAGCAATAAAGAACGCCGAATTAACCCCTTTAATTTACCCCGAATGGGTCTCAAGATTTTATTGTGGAAAATCAGTTCCGGTAGAAATTATTGAAAAATTAAAATCGTTACCACAAACAGAAGTTATTATGATGGAAGTTGATGGTGATTGGACCGGAATGTTTTGGAGATTTTACGCTTGTAAAGATTCTGATATTATGATTTCAAGAGATGTTGATAGTAGATTAGGTAACAGAGAAAAATTAGCAGTAGACGAGTGGTTAAAATCGGATAAAGACTTTCATATTATGAGAGACCATCCACATCACGCTACGGAAATATTAGGTGGTATGTGGGGATGTAGAAATGGAATTTTAAATGATATTGAGTCAGAGATTATAAAATATAATAAAGGTAATTTTTGGCAAGTTGACCAAAATTTTTTAAAAGAAAAAATTTATCCAAAAATTTTAAAAAATTGTTTTGTACACGATTCGTTTTTTAAAATTGAAGTTAATTCTAAACAATTCCCATCTGAAAGAATCAACAAAGAGTTTGTTGGTGATGTTTTTGATAAAAATGACATCCGACATCCTGATTATTTTAAATTTTTATAAAAAAATTAAATTATGAAAATAGATAGAGTTTTACTTGCGAGTAATAATAATAAATTATATTATGAATTTTGGAATCATGCCAGTAAAGTGTATCATGAAAAATTTGGATTAAAACCCACTTTAATTTGGGTTGGTACCGAAGAAGAAAAAAAAGAGTGTAATATTTCAGAGGAATTTGGTGAAGTAATTATTACACAACCAAACGATAATTACCCAATTAATTCACAATGTACTTTGGCCTCATATTGGGCAACTCAATTTTTTCCTGAAGATGTATGTTTTATTTGTGGAATTGATGAAATTGCATTATCAAGTTGTTTTATAAAAGAAATGGTAAAAGAATATTCAGATGATGATTATTTAATGTTAATCGCTGACGCATATGGAACCCAACATTGGTCAATCCCAAATAGCGTAAGTCCCAGTGGTTATCATGTTGGTAAAGGTAAAATTTTCTCAGACATTTATCAATTTAAAAAAGAATTTGATGAAACCATTGAAATAGTTATGTCTTCCAAAATTTTAGAAAAATATCTTGAGGCCAATAATGGTGGATATGCCTCTGAAAATTTAAATTGGGGAATGGATGAAACTTATATTAGTTATAAATTACGAGAATACAATGGTGATTTTAAACTTATTAGTTTAAATAATTTTACAATTATGCAAAATACTCGTATTGAATGTTTTAGAAATACGGAAACTCCATATAATATGGATAAATTAAGAAATGGTGAATATTCACACTCTCATTTATGTAGACCCTTTAGTAATCATAAAAATTATATTTTAAATATGTTTAACAACATTCCAAAATCAATTTAATTATTATGTACAAATATTCAAAAATAATAGAAATATTAAAAAGTAAAACAGTTGAGTTAAGACATGACGTTGATATTTCATTAATTTCCGCTTATAAAATGGCTAAATATGAAAAAGAAATGGGTGTTAAATCAATATATTATATTAGATTTGATTCAGATTATTATAATGTATTAAGTTATGAAAGTTATAAAATCATTAATTTTTTAATTGAAAACCATGAAATAGGATGTCATGTTGATGTTACAAACATTAATGATGAAATTGATTTATTAAATTATTTAAATAGATATAAAAAAATAATTGATTTTAATAAATTTACATTTCACATTAATACTGAAAAAACAAAATTATTTACAGATGTTGATGGTTATTTAAATAAATCAATACTTAAAAGTGAATATATATCGGATTCAAAAAACACATTTAATAAAAAAATATTAAATAAAATTATTGAATTGGATGAGTACACTCTATTAATACATCCTGAATGGTGGGATAATAAAGATTTTATATTTAATAAAAATAGTAAAAATGCGTTAATCTCATCGATGAGACATAACCGACTAAAAAAAACGGCAATTAATGAAATATTAAAAAAATAAATGAGCGAAAGATTAAATTTTATTAGAAGTTTATTAGAAAAAGAAATAACTCCATCAGAAATAGAAATTGGTGAAAATTGTATTATTTGTGATACCGCTAAATTAGGTAATGATGGATTTGGTTTTGAACCCGATGAGAATGGTAATTTAATTTATTTTCCTCATTTTAAAGGAGTTAAAATTGGTAATAATGTTAGAGTTGGTTCATACACCTGTATTGATAGAGGAAATTTAAATGATACAATAATTGGTAATGGTGTTAAAATTGATAATTTAGTTCATATTGCCCATAATGTAAAAATTGGTGATAACACATTAGTAGTTGCTGGTTCGGTAATTTGTGGTTCAGTAGTAATTGGTAATAATTCGTTTATTGGTGCTAAATCAGTAATTAGAGAACATTTAAAAATTGGTAATAATGTTACAATAGGAATGGGGTCAGTAGTGACTAAAAATATTCCAGATGGTGAAACATGGGCCGGAAATCCTGCTAAAAAAATTGATAAGTTTGATTATTTTAAACATAAAACCTCAATTGTTGAGTCTAAAAATATAGGGAAAAATACTAAAATATGGTCAAATTCTCACATTTGCGAAAATGTTAAAATAGGTATAAATTGTGTTATTGGTGAAAACGTATATGTTGGTCCAAATGTTATCATAGGTAATAATTGTAAAATCCAAAATAATTCTTTAATTTATGAAGGGGTAACAATAGAAGATGATGTTTTTATTGGACCTAATGTAGTAACAACTAATGATTTTAATCCAAGAGTTGGTGGTGATTGGATAAACGACGGTAGATTTAGAAAAACTCTTTTTAAAAAAGGTTGTAATATTGGTGCGAACTCTACAATAATTTGTGGTGTTGAGATTGGTGAAAACTCATTAGTTGGTGCCGGTTCAGTTGTAACAAAAAATGTTCCAAATAATACAGTTGGATTTGGTAACCCGTATAAAATAAAAAAAAATAAAATTAATTTAAATGACTAATGAAGAATTACTAATATTATTAGAAAATAATTTTAATATATGAAAAAACATAAAGTTGGTATAATTGGTTGTGGAGTAATACTACCAAGACATATTGAATCAATAGAATCTAATGATAATTTTGAATTAGTTTCGTTATGTGATATCCAAGAGGATTTGGTAAAAGAAACATCTAAAAAATATAATACAAATCATTTTACTAATTACAAAGAAATGATTAAAAATTCAGATATAAATTTTGTAACAATTGCAACCCCAAACTCACTTCACTATGAACAAGCAATTTTTGCAATGGAAAATGGGTGTGATGTCCTAATTGAAAAACCAGTTTCTTTTTCTAAAAAAGAAATTTTAGAGTTAATAGAAATTTCAAAAAAAAATAATAGAAAAGCGTATTGTGTGTTGCAAGTGAGGTTAAATCCAACCGTAGAATTTTTAAAAGAAATTTTATTTAATAATATATTAGGAGATATTAGGTCAGTTAATTTTATCCAAAGATGGCAAAGACCTGTTGAGTATTTTACAGGATGGAGGTCATATCCAAAAATAGGTGGTGGAACTTTATATGAGGTGGGTATTCATTATTTAGATATTATACAACATGTGTTTGGTCAACCAATTGTACATAGTTCTAAAATATATAAAACAAAACACGTTTCGGTTGATATTGAAGATACAATTTATTCTATTTTAGATTTTGGTAATTTTGGTGGTACTTGTGAAGTTACAATTGCTGCCGAACCAAGTAATTTAGAATGTTCAATTTCTGTTTTAGGTTCAAACGGATTTGTTAAAATTGGTGGTAAATCTTTAAATGTAATTGAATCGGGAACTTTTTTATCTTATGGACATCAAAAAGAATTTGAAAGAATTAAAAAGAAGTATTCAATATCTGTAGAACCCAATAATTATGGCTCTTATCAAGGTTCGTGCCCTAACCACCCATATGTTTATCAAAATTTAAATCAGTTTAAACTTGAGGAGTCAATAAATGTTATAGAGCTAATTGAAGAAATTTATAATAAATCAAATATTAAATATAATCGTATATGAAAAATGGGTATGTAACCTTTGTAAATGACAACCTAAATTATTTAAAATTATGTGATATTTTAGTTGAAAGTGTAATAAATTTTTCAGAAAATCCAATAGAAGTTTTTTCAATTAACTTTGATTATAAACACTCAAGTGAAAAAGTGATATCAAGAAGAATTGATTTACAAACTGTTGGGTTTAACACAATTTGTTACTCAAAACTTTATTCCTCAATCAACACTAGTTTTGATAAGGCAGTTCAATTAGATGCTGATTTTATAATTACTAAACAAATGGATAAATTATTTGATTTAATTGATGATAATTTAAAATTACCTTTATGTTCTCTCCATACTCAAGACCCTAATAATCAAAAAAACATAATGGACATTTTAGGAGTAAATAATAAATCACAATATTATGTTCACGGAACTTATTTATTTTCTAAACAAACAAAAGATTTTCTTAAAGAATGTTATGATTTTTCACAATATTGTTTAAAAAATAATATTTCACCGGGAAATTTTGATGAAACAATATTAAACGTAATGCTTTGGAAAAATCAAACAACTGATAGTTGGGTGTATCCATATGATATATGGTACGATACGTTTATTAATCCTGAAAACAGATTTGGTTATCCTGAAAGTTATGATTTAAAGTTTTATTCATCTCATGGATGTAAAGACCCTGAATTTGCTAATCAAATATTCAACAAAATAAAGAATGATGAATTTAAACATTTAAAATAACAAAATGAAAATATTAATTATCCAAGAAAATGGTAGACATGATAAAAACAGAATTTTTAGAGAATGTTTTTGTTTACAAAGAGGTTTTGAAAAATTAGGTGTAACTTCAATAGTTTGGGGATTGGGTCATGATAATTATAATCAAGTTCCTGACTTTGAATCTTTTGATTTAATTATCAATTTAGAAAATTATGGAAATGGGTGGGAACCTAATTTATCAAATATCAAAACAAAAAAATTTTTATGGTCAATTGATGCACATTGTAGAGGTGAACAACCGTTTATTCAAGAATTTATTAGAGGTAATTATAATATTTTACTACATTCTACAAAAGATTTTGTTGACCAAAATTTTAAAATATGGTTTCCAAATGCGTTTGATGATACATTAATTTATCCAAAACAGTTAGAAAAAAAATGTGATGTAGGATTTTGTGGAAGTTTATTAAACAGAGGTCAAATGATATCGTTACTTCAAAATAAATACAATTTTATTCATGATAATTTTGTAATTGGTAATGACATGGTCAATGCTGTTAATTCTTATAAAATACATTGGAACAAAAATTTATCAAATGACATTAATTATAGAAATTTTGAGACAATTGGGTGTGGAGTACCCTTAGTTACTAACTATCACTATCAATATGAAGAATTAGGATTTAAACATATGGAAAATGCAATATTTTATAACAATATTGATGATATGTTTTCAAAAATTGATTTGGTCCTATCTGATGAAAATTTGATGAAGTCTATAGGTGAAAATGGTTATTTACTTTCTAAAAAACACACATATGTTAAAAGGAGTGAACAAATTTTAGAATTATATTCTAAACTATAATTGATTTAAAATAAAACTATGATAATACTAACAACAACATTTAATTGTGAAAAATATATTGAAAAATCTTTACTCAGTGTTATGGGTCAAAGATTTAAAGATTTTACTTGTTATATTACTGATGATATGTCAACCGACAATACGGTTAATATTGTTAAAGATTTAATTAAAAATGACGATAGATTTATATTAATTGAAAATAAAATAAAGAAGTATCAATGTGGAAATTACGACCAAATAATTCGTGAATTAAATATTTCAGATGATGAAATTTGTATTGAAGTTGATGGTGACGATTGGTTACCCAACTCTAATGTTTTTTTAAAAATTAATGAAATTTATAATGATAGTGATGTATGGATGACTAGCGGGTCATTTAAAGATTATGATGGTAGAGGTTGTGCTGAAGGATTCACAACTCCACCAGAAAGTTTTAATAATATAAGAAAATTAAGATTTACATTATCGCATTTAAGAACATGGAAATCTTGGTTATGGAAAAAAATTAAACAAGAAGATTTAAAAAACTCCGAAGGAAATTATTGGAGTGTTGCTGGAGATTTGGCTTTTATGTTTCCAATGTTTGAAATGTCAGGTGAAAAACATTATAGACATATTTCGGATATCAACTACATTTATAATCGTTTAAATCCATTAAATGATTTTAGAGTTAATGAGAACATCGCTAACTCAATTGATAAAATAATTAGAAATAAACAACCTTATAATAACCTATGACAAAAACAGTAAAAGATGTTAAAAATTATTGGGATAATAGACCATGTAATATTAAACATTCAAAAAAAGAAATTGGTAGTAAAGAATATTTTAATGATGTAGAACATCGTAAATATTTTGTAGAACCTCATATACCAAAATTTGCAGAATTTGATAAATGGAAAGGTAAAAAAGTTTTAGAGATTGGGTGTGGTATTGGTACCGACTCAATAAATTTTGCAAAGGCTGGAGCAATATTAACATGTGTTGAACTATCGGAAAAATCTTTAGAATTATGTAAAAAAAGATTTGAATTATTTGGATTACAGGCTAATTTTTATTCGGCAAATGCTGAAAAATTATCTAAAGTTGTTCCAATTGAAGAGTATGATTTAATATACTCTTTTGGGGTTATCCATCACACACCAACACCACAAAATGTGTTTGATGAAATCAAAAAATACATGAACAAAAATACTGAAGTTCGTATAATGCTTTACGCTAAACATTCTTGGAAAACATTTGAGTTTTTTATTAAAAATGGTTATAAATTTAATTTTAATTTAAATAAAACAATACAATATTATGCCGAGGCACAATTAGATTGTCCTGTTGCATTAACATACACTAAAAAAGAATTAAAAAATATTTTACAAGATACAAATGATTTTAAAATCATTTCTCTTAAAAAAGACCACATATTTCCGTATGTAATTAAAGACTATATAAATCACACATACAATAAAAAAACTATAATTAAAATTATACCAAAAGGTATTTTTAATTATTTAGAGTCAATCCTTGGTTGGCATTGGTTAATAAAATTTAAAAAATAAATTATGATAACATCAAGTAATATTGGAGATAATGGTAGATTTGGTAATCAGTTATTTCAATTCGCATCTTTAATTGGTATTGGAGACAAATTAAATTATGATGTAGTTTTCCCTAAAAAAAATTTAAGCCCTATTAATGTCTCATCAACTAGGGAAAATAAAACTTTTGTTGCTTATTTTGAAATAAATGAATGTTTTGACATTGACCAAAAATATTTTACAAATGATTTGGTAATCAATGAAAGAGTAACTGAAAGATTTTTTCACTTTGACGAAAACTTGTTTAACATTAAAGATAACACAGATGTTATAGGGTATATGCAATCAGAAAAATATTTTAAACATTGTTCAGATAAGATAATGGATACTTTAAAATTTAAAGATTCTATTTTATTGTCCGCAAAATCATACTTACCAAAAACAGATAAAACTTTAGTGTCAATTCATGTTAGAAGAACTGACGCCGCAGTGCCTAACCCATTTCACCCATTAACAGGGTTAGATTTCTTTAATCCTGCAATAGAACATTTTAATAAAGATGAACACCATTTTGTGGTTTGTTCTGACGATTATGAATGGTGTAATAATGTTTGGGGAAATGACGAAAACTTTACTGTTGTTAATTCAAAATCACCTTATGTTGATTTATGTGTTATGTCACTATGTGACCACCACATAATCTCAAATAGTTCATTCAGTTGGTGGAGTAGTTACTTATCAAAAAATAAAAATAAAAAAATCATCGCTCCAATTAAATGGCTCGGTACGGGGTATTCAACATACATTACCGATGATTTATATACTGAAAATATGATAAAATTATAAAGGTTATGAATACTCAGATAGAAGAATTTGATATGAATGAAAATTTAGAAATACTTCAAATTATTGAGGAGTGGAAATTAGATTTCCATCTTGGTAATGCTGTTAAACATATATTAAGTTCAGGAAAAAAAGAAACTGAAGATGAAGAACTACAAGATTTAAAAAGTGCTTCATGGTATCTTACCCGAAAGATACAAGTTTTAAATGATGAAACTTGTAATTGGGAAAATGTTAAAGATTTAACAAAAACAACATTTATTATTCCAATTTGTGTTGAATCCAAGGACAGATATAATAACGCTGTAAGTGTACTTGGGTTTTT